GCTGGTACTTCACAGTGCTCATGTTGTTGCCAATGTTGTATGTCACGTAGACAGGGTTGTACTTCATACGCTACTGGGCCAGGTTTAAGTAACTTCTGTGCCGTAGGTGGTTTAGGTGGTTCAACACCATGGGATAAGATGTCAAATTGTTATGATTGCCATATGGGTCATATTCAATGTTGTGCATCAACATATGATAGTTCTTGGTCTACACAGTCTATTCATACACAGTTTTATGGTGCAGATTACGGATTTACAGGTACTACAGGATCATATACAAGAGGTTACAACTGTTGTAATGAGGTAAGAGGTTACTCTGGTGGTCCTACAGGCCCATTTGCAGTTTCTGGAACTGGTTCTGGTGGTCATGCTTGTACACAATGTTCAGGTTGTCGTGGTGGTCATTCTGCCTTCCCTGGCGGTGGCGGTCAAGGTCATGCGACTGCTTCTGGATCAGGTTGTTGGGGTGGATTTGGCGCTGGTGGTTTAGTTAGAGTCACTTACGCTTAATAGGAGAAAGAATAATGGAAAAATTAATTACATATAAAATTCCAAATGAACGTTATGGTACAGACGATTCAGAAGGTAAAACGTCAACAGTATCATATAACGGACCAGATAAATTAATTTGTTGGGTTATTAATAATGAAGATGTGACTAGAATTGTAGATGCATTCGCAGAAGATGAATTACCTGATAGACCAACACCAAAAAACTACACTGTGGTTGAAATTGATGCAACAGAATCAGATGAAAATGCATTAAGAATTGCACTAATTTATGGTGGTATTCCATCACAAAGACAACTTGAAGTTGATAATGGTGTTGCAGAATTACCAAATCCTGCAATTGCAGATCCAATGCATTTAAGGGAAGTTTATTCACTACCTAAAGCAATGGATAATGATTGTATTAATTTAGATACAATGGAATGGAAACCATTAGAATATAGAACTGGTGATACTGCAGATAGGGATGATGCTTCAGTAAGAACTATTAGGGATGCATTATTACACCCTACAGATGGTAAAATTGCTGAAGATATGCCAGAATCTTTAAAACAAGAATGGTTAGACTTTAGACAACAATTAAGAGACTTGCCATCTTTAACTACCAATATCCCTAACAATTTAATAGGTTATCCTACTGCACCTGATCAACCAGATGGATTGGATTTAATTGAAGACCTTGTTAGGATTGCAGATAGAACACAGTCAGATCAAGAATCAATTGATCTACAGTTACCAGATAACATTACATAATATAATTTATTTAGAATAAGGAATAACAAATGGATATTTTAACACTTGGTAAAATGAACCAAATGGCGAAAGATGTCGACCAAACGTTAGAATTTCTAGCGAATACGACTTTTGAAACTTTGCGCGATGTTTGTACAAAACAGGGAGAAATTGAAGCAACTCAAACTGGTCAAGTACAATGTCTTGAAGACACAACTCAAGCAGGTGTTGACGCTTTAGCTGCTGCTGGTGGTGGTTCAAAACCATATAAAGAATTTATGTTATATAACACTAACCATTGGACTGTTACCAATGGTGGTTGTTGTTTACATTGGACTGCACCCGAAGGTATCAAATCAATTAAATTTGAAGTTTTAGGTGGTGGTGGTCCTGGCGGATCAGGTGGTTATGACCACGACATTGGTGTTGGTGGTTGGGGTGGTAACTATGCCTCAAAAACACTTGAAGAAGGTGTAGATTTTACTGCTGGTGTATCGGCATACACTTTATGTGCCGGTGGTACTTCACAATGTGCCTGTTGTGGACATTGTCAACCTTGTCATACTGGTTGTACTTCATACGCTACTGGGCCAGGTTTAAGTAACTTCTGTGCTACTGGTGGAGAAGGTGGTTGGACTGCTTGGGATAAGCTAAGTTCTTGTTATGATTGTTCTATTGGTGCTCAATGTACAATCGGTCATGTGGTATCTGGTGGTTGGGGTCAATGCCAATCTTGTACTCCAGGCTTCTTCGGAGCAGACTATGGATTTACAGGTACGCCAGGAATGATTAATAAAGGATACTCATGTTGTTCTCACTTATCAACAACACGTGGTGGTCCAACTGGTCCATTCTCTGGCTCAGGTTCGCAAGGTCAGGATACTAACCATTGTACAACCACAGGAAGGGGTTGTTGTAGGGGTCATGCATATTTCCCTGGCGGTGGTGGTGCCCATGGTGGTTTTTCTGGTGGATCAGGTTGTTGGGGTGGATTTGGCGCTGGTGGTTTACTTAAAGTATCATACCAATAGAATATTAGGAGTATAGAAAATGTCAGAATTAACAAAAACAATTACATATAAAATTCCAAATGAACGTTATGGTACAGACGATTCAGAAGGTAAAACGTCAACACATACATACGTTGGTCCTAGCCATTTGATGTTATTCATGGATAAAGAAACACATATGGTTAAGGAAGTACAAGATATGGACAACTTATGTGAACAACCTACACCACTAGATTTTTACGAATTAGTATTAGATTGTGATGAATCTGTTGAAAATTGTATTAGATGTACTTTAATTGGTCCTGTAGGTTATGATAAACCAAAAGTTTATGAGGTTGCAGTAGGTCCAGAAAATCAAAAAAATAATGTAATCAAAGACCCAACACACATTTCAGAAGTTTATGATCAAAATTCAGTTGCCGAAGGTTACAACGGAAGTGAGTGGGCAGACTTGACTTATGAAACTGGTCGTTGTGGTGACGATTTCCCTAACAACGAATGGGGTAGGGATAATTGGAATATGGAGTTTATTAGAGGTGTTAGAAATGATGATTTAGAGGCATCAGATGCAGCTACATCTGAAGATATGCCAGATAGTATAAAACAAAAGTGGATTGATTATAGACAACAATTACGCGATCTTCCAAACGATTGGGACGGTGTACCTGCAGATTTAATTGTTATTCCACAGGCACCAGATGAAGCAGATGCTTCAGTATTTGCAGATCCTGATGTAGATGTAATTAATATTAGTGATAGAACTGGCGATGATGATGTAGTGGTCGCTCAATTACCAAATAATGTAAATTAATTAAAGTATCAAACACTATAAAAAATTAAACCCCCTTAATTGGGGGTTTTTGTGTTTATATATATTAATGAAATTTTATATTATGATAGGTATATGAACAATGAAAAGTATTAAAAAAGTAGTTATAGTAGGTGGTGGTAGTGCCGGATGGATGACTGCATCTAGTTTAGTGAAAAATTTCCCAGATTTAGAAATTACAGTAATTGAATCAACAGATATCCCCACCATAGGTGTTGGTGAATCCACCATTAATTCAATTAATATATTTTTAAAAGACTTAGGTCTTAAAGATTCCGACTGGATGAAGAAGTGTAATGCCGTATATAAAACATCAATAGATTTCACTAATTGGGACGGTAAAGGTACAAGAATACGTTATCCATTTGGTGAATCTAATTTCTTTGATGATTATATAGCTGCAGATTGGTTTACTAAAAAGGCATTGATCGGTGCAGATAAAGATGAATTTACATCATTTGCACTTGGTTCTGATCAAATGATTAGAAATAATAAATTAACTAGAGATTTTAAAATACGTGGTTGGAATTTTGATAAAGATACAGCATATCATATGGACGCAGGTCTATTTGGTGATTATTTGAAAAAATATTACTGTATTCCAAAAGGGGTTACACAAACAATAGATACAGTAATTTCAGTAACCCAAAATGAAGATGGCGATGTGGATAAATTAATTCTATCTGGTGGTGATACTGTTACTGCAGATTTGTTTATAGATTGCACTGGGTTTAGATCATTACTACTAGATGGGGTATTAAACGAACCTTATATTTCATTTACAGATAAACTTCTTAATGATAAGGCAATTGCAATAAGAATACCTTATGTTAATAAAAACGAAGAACTTGAACATTCAACAAATGCAACTACATTAAGTTCTGGTTGGGTATGGAATACCCCACTGTGGGATAGGATAGGCACAGGGTACGTGTATAGTTCTAAGTTTTTAACTGAAGAAGAAGCAGAAAATGAGTTTAGAGAGTATTTGATTAATGATAGGGATATTAAACATAGTAGAGAGGAAATAGAATCAATTAAAGCAATGCACGTTGATATTAATCCAGGCATACGTGAACGAAGTTGGGTTAAAAACGTATGTGCTATTGGTCTATCAAACGGTTTCATAGAACCAATAGAAGCAACTGGTTTAATGTTGACACATAATAGTATATTTGCACTAATACAAACATTACAAAGACGTAATTGTGGTGTAAATGGTTATGATAAAGAAATTTTTAATAGAAATATTAGAGTTGGAATGCAAAAATTCACTTCATTTATAGCAGCCCATTATGCTATGTCAGAACGTGATGATACACCATATTGGAAATATGTAACTGAAGATATAAAATATACTGATGATTCTTCAGACGAGTGGAAAGGTTTAATAGATTATGTACCTGAAAAGATAACTCTATATTCAGATTGGTCTGGGGAAACACCAAGAAAAAATGGTATGTCTTTTATCATGGCAGGATTTGGATATAACCCAATAACTAAAATGGGTATAGAAATGTTTTATGGTGAAGATAATATGAATGTTCCATATTCTAGGTCTAAAGAAATTGAACAACTAATATCTGAAGAAATAGAATTAAACAAAGATTATATCAATTCATTACCTACACATTATGAATTCCTAAAACGTACAATTTATAGTGGTGTATAAATAATTTCACAAAAGGTTGACTTTTACATAAAAATAGGGTATAATAACTCTATTATGATTATATTATTAACAAGTGAGGTGAAAAATGAGCAATCGCTCTAAAGCGTTTTTTATAAACGGTGGTGCAGGACGTGTTCTGTGTTCAATTCCAGCATTGAATAAATATGCAGAAGAATCTGGTGATGATGATTTTATTATTGTTTGTGAAGCAGGTATGGACTTCTATAGGGGACATCCAAATCTACACAAACGTGCTTATGAATCATGGCATAAAGGTTTATTTGAAAACCACCTTAAAGATAAAGATATAGTATCACCTGAACCATATAGGGTTAATGAATATTTCAATCAGAAGTGCAATTTAGCACAAGCGTTTGATATAATAATTAATGAGTTAGTCGAACCAAGGGTTTTACCAGATCCAATTATAAAACTAAATAAAAATGAATTAATTCAAGGTCACCAAACAATACAAGAGATGAAGTCATCTATTGGGAAAAATAAGGTAGTAGTAGTTCAACCATTTGGACGTTCTATTTCAAAAATGGGTGATTTTTTAGTAGACCAATCCAGCCGCTCTTTTGAATTACAAAATATTATTAACATTATTGAGAAACTAAGAAAAGAGTATTTAGTTATTGTAATGAGCGAATACCCAATAACAGTATCTACAGATGAGAAAAATATGGTAGCATTCCCACAAATACCTGATATTAGATTATGGGCATCCATTATTAATTCTGCAGACCATTTCTTAGGGTGCGACTCTGTAGGTCAACATATCGCAAAATCTCTAGGTAAAACTGCAACGGTAGTAACAGGGTCTACATTCCCAGAAAATATTAGTTACCCAAACTTTGATGGGTTTGATATTGTAGATATTGGTAAAGATAAAAGGGTTTATTCCCCTATTAGAGTTTCTATAGATGATGAACGTGATCGTGGAAATGATGAAGTAATGATGATGGACGAAGAACAAGAGCAACTTGTAGTTGATTCTGTAGTTTCGTTTCTAGGTAAAGGTGAAAGGTTTGAAGGTTCTTTTACACCAACAGAAGAGTGTGGTGGTAGTTGTGGGTCTATTCCTGCAGGTAGTAATACACCAGAATATAAATTTAATACAAAGAACCTTTTAGGAGAATTATAATATGAGTCAGTGGATTGCAGGTATTGCTAGAGGACATAACGGTGGTGTATGTCTATTAAAGGATGGAGAGGTTGTTTTTGCTATTGAGGAAGAGCGTTTAAGTAGACAGAAATATGATGGTGGACCATATGCTTCTATGGTTAAGATTTTAGACTACACAGATAAGTTAGATTATCTTGTAATTTCACATACACAACCAGATGATTCTAGAGTTGATTTTAGTGGTGATAGTGTTTATACTGGTCTAGCACGTAAATTACGTTTAATTGATGACCCAGAAAATCAAGTATTAGATTTACACAAATGGCACCATAAGTCACATTCTGCCTGTGCATTTTACCGTTCTGGTTTTGAAACTGCAGTATCAGTTATTGTAGACGGAGCAGGTACATTCATTCCAATGAATATTAATGGTAATGAAGAAATGACTTGGGAATTAGAAAGTATTATTAATTGTAAATATCCTGCAGATTTTAAAACGTTATATAAACACCAAGGTGGTAGAGGTCCATGGCAAGGTGCTCATTTACCAGAAGTTTCTAGTGAACGTGAAGGTGAAGAAGGAACACATGAATTGATTCTTGATGATACTGCAGGTATTGTTAAGTCATATGAAGCAGTTACACAATATTGTGGTTGGTCACCTATTGAAGCAGGAAAGACAATGGGGTTATTTCCTTACGGTAAACCAAATGATAAATTCCCTAATATCTATACAGATGCAGGTGGTGAGTGGAAAACGGCAGATAGAAATGTAATTATTCCAACATATCCGAATGGTGCATTAGTTAACTTTGGTAAGTATAAGTATTTAACTTCTAGTGAAGAACAAATATCAGGTGACGTAACATTACTACAAAACCGTAGAGATATGGCATATGCAGTACAGACTGAATCTCAACAAATGGTATTAGATTTAATCCGTAAAGCAGTTAAAATGAGTGGAGAGAAGAACGTTGTTATTTCTGGTGGTTACGGTCTTAACTGTGTAGCAAACTATTGGTACTTAGAACAATTGAAAGATGAGGACATTAACATTTATGTAGAACCTATTTCTAATGATGCTGGTACAGCAATGGGAGCCGCCATGTTGGTACACCATTCTATTAATAAAGATAGTAAAGTTAGAGATTTTGCAGAATCGTTATATCTTGGTCCTGTACAAAAGAATACTACTGAAGAAATTATTGAAATTGCTAAGAAATATGGTGCGACTGGTGTGTTTGATGAACAGTACTCCACTGATGCAGTTAAGTTAATTCTAAAAGGTAATATTGTTACATTATTCCAAGATAGATGCGAAAATGGTCCTCGTGCTTTAGGTAACCGTTCTATCCTATTCGATCCACGTACACTTGATGGTAAAGACTATGTGAATAAAGTTAAACGTAGAGAATACTTTAGACCTTTTGCAGGTTCAATATTACACGAACACGCACATGAGTGGTTTGATATGAGAGGTCTTGAAGAGTCACCACATATGATGTATGCTATGAATTGTTCAACTGATGAATATGCAGAACAAATTCCAGCAATCATTCACGTAGATGGTACTTGTAGAATTCAGACTGTAAAAGAACATCAAAATCCAGTTTACTATGAAATGATTGACCACTTCTACAAAGAAACTGGAGTGCCAATTTTATTCAATACATCTTTCAATCTTGGTGGCGAACCACTTGTTGAAACTATTGATGACGCCATTCGTACACTTGCCAATAGTGATATTGAATATCTCTATATTCCAGATAATAATTTAATAATTGAGGTTAAAAATAAATGAAAAATATTATAGTAACAGGTGGAGCAGGGTTTATTGGTAGTAGGGTTATTAAAAAACTCAATGATAGTGGGGTGACTAACATTATTTTAGTTGATGACCTAACAGACGG